TTTAGCTGATTGAGGTAGTTTTTTTAATCTTAAAATTTCTGNTATTATATTGTTTTTTTGATCTGCTTTAGACTTCATCAGATAAAGATTTAATTAAATCATTCATTAGTATAATTATATTTTTAGCCTTTAGCTTTGCTTTGTCATGGTCTCTATCCATTAAATCTTCGTACAAATCATCAGTCAAAGAATGCATACTGTTAGACACATAGTTAATGTGGTTTATCGCTTGTATGTCATCAGCTGATATTGGATTTGCCATTAATCTATAGATTTTAATATAAGGCGTCCCACTGAGGGATCAATTTTAGATATAGCTTTGTATAGCTTTTTAGACTTAGACTTGGTAATATTTCTTTCGGTTTGAGTAGACTCTGTACCCATATTTGTATAAAGCGAGCAGTCTATAAAAAGCAAAGTGTCAACTTTCTTTTTTTGAGACCATGAAGAAAAATTCATGATTTTATCTAAATCTTCAAACGTATATTTACATTCCATTTAATAAGGTGTTTACTTTTCTCTTAAACTCGTCAAACCTATCTCCAACTCTAAATCCCCACTCTTGACTTAGCTCTAAGTATTTGTGATATTTTCCTGTGTAGTCAGAAAGCTTATTATTTAGCTCATCTACCTCCAAATTTAACATTTTATTTTGATTTATAAGGTATCTTATCCTTGTTTTTAGCTCTTGGTCTGAAACTTCAACAGAGTTATCAACATTTCCAAGCCACATATACATAATATTATTATGCTTACTGGCCAGTGTTTTATCAAATTTTAATAAGAAAGGTAGTTGTTTTAGGCTATGTAATACTGTTGCGTGGTTTTTGTTGAAAACTTTTGCAATATCACTTAGTGTCATATTTAAATGTTTTCGTAGAATTTTATATAACACAGCTCTTCCGAACACATATATTCTCTGTCTTCTTTTAGAGTTTTGAATTAAATCAATACCCAGCTCTTCGTTTATAATTAATATTATATTGTTTATGCCTTTATCAAGAGGTTTCATTTTATATGTAAGTTTAAATTAATTAAATCAAGATAATCATCGGAACTTATTATTTGTAGATCCGACAACATTAAAAAAGAACCTTGTGTTCTTATTACTTCTAATGCAAAAAATATATTTTTATTTTTATAATTTACTGTACCTCCTAATATTTGAGATATATAATCGTTTACTGGTAGATATAAAACTTTAGAATCAATATACTCAGAAATAACCAGCGACAATCCAAACTCAAGCGAGTCTAAAGCTTCAAGATATTCTTCATAAACATCATAGCCATCATCCTTTATATACTTCAGTTTTAAACCCATATTTTTTTAATTCTTTTATTCTAAACTTTTGAAGCTCAGACAATACTCCCTTTGGTTTTTTTATTTCAGAAAAAAGAACATCACATCCTGGAGGAAGCGCTATTAAATCAGGTATACCATTTTTATTTGTAAGTTTTAGTTTTATAACATAATAGCCCTCTGCTTCAAGTTCTTTTATTCTTTTGTTCTGTATCTGTTGTTCCGTCATATCCGTTTTGTTTCCAGTCAATCCAAAAACCAATTCCTACCATGATATGTAAAACAATAGATAAAGCGTATTCATACAGGTCATGCCAGGTGGCAAAGTGTAAGTGTACGTGTCCAATTATCCAAAATGGTATTGCCATTTGTTGACTGTACCAAATTAAAAAAAATTTTATAAACTTCATAGCGACAATAGATCTCTTTTAAAATGTCTTAATGTGTAATCCTTTTTCTTTGTAACTGCCTTGTATATGTCAGCTTCAATTCCTCCACGAGAAAATACCCAATACACATCACTCTCTAATCTTTCTTTAGTTGTCATACGATCCCTGGATTGCCAGTAGCTGGTGGCTGAAAAATCTATATTGTAATAAACAAGAGCATCAGCTTTACGCAAACTAATTCCTTCTCTACCACTGACGATTTGCAAAGCTATAGTTTTATTAGTTTCATTAAACGTACTTAAATCTGTACATAAATCATCTCCATAAACTTCTTTTAATGCATTTAACTCTTCTTTAAATTTATAAAATATACCGATTTTAGAATCAGCAAAGTTATCGTGGATAAACTCTGCTTTGCTTAAATCAATAATCATAGAATTACCAGACTCAAACTTTACAGTTCCAGAATACATTTGATGAAGCTTCATCATAAGTTTTACTGGCGTGTCAGCCAATATTACATCTTCACTTCCTTCAATAACTAAATGTTTTTTCAATTTACTTGTTAGTTGATACGTCATTGGACTCATCTCTACCTCTAAAATATGCTCTTTAGTATTAACCTTAAACCCAGCTTCTTTTTGAGTATAAGAAATAGTATGTGGTTTCATTTGATCAATTATAGATTGTAGGCCATCTGAATAATCGTTTATGTAAAGAGAATTGATTTTTCTTTGCTTAACATTTACGTATTGTTTAGAAAACTTATAAAAGTTTACATAATTACTGAATGGGTGTTTACGAACTACTGAAACCTGGTGATACATCTGACTAAATGATTCAGGTGTTGGTGTTCCAGACAAGAATATTACAAAAGGATCGTTTTCTAATATCAATGATTTAACTTGAGTTGATCTTTTGTTTCTTTTTGGAAATGCTCCCATACCATGAGCCTCATCACATATTACCATATCCCAGCCTCCCTGGTCTATTTTATGAAGTGATTCGTAGTTGATAACAGTAATACTGTAAGAAGGATTAAGAAGTTTATAGTCATCTTGTATACTACTTATGGCTTTTTTCTTAGTAATAAATAAAAGGTTAGAGACTGGCAAAAGCGCACTTACACCCAAGCTCGTGAGAGTTTTACCAGTTCTTACCTCCATCGCAAGATAAACAAATTTATCTTTTAACAACAGAGGTTTAGCCTTGTTAATTATTTCTTTTTGATAGTCTCTGAACTCCATATTAAAAATCTAATCTTCCGTTTTCCTCCAACTCGTGCTTACTTCTAAATCTTATCCACCTACCTTGAGCATCCCTATCTTCTTCTGGTTTGCAATTATATTTGTATACAGAGTAAGCGGAAAGCCACTTATAAAACTTAGTTCGTGAAACAGTAAACTTAGACTTTGGAGCAAAGTCTGGATTGTCTTCAACAAAATCTAAGTATAGGTCACTTTTATATACTCTTCCAGATTGTTTTAACTTTTCATGTTGTGATCCGCCACCTATTTCTCCACTCCACTCTAAAAATTCGTGACAAGTTTCTGCGGATAATTGTCTTGTCTTTAGGTTTATAAATTTTGATTTTATAAGGCCATGATTCATATAGGTTTGAACACAGCTTATCATATAATTATCAAAGTGACACCATTCATCATCGTCCCATTCTCCAAACATAAGTTTTCCAAATTCCATGAGNGGTGTNAAATCNTTAGTGTAGTGCTGGGCTAATTCTAATTCCCATTTTCTTCTTTCAAATGATGATCCCTTACCCTTAATAGCGTAGTTAGTTGTAATAGAAACTTTAGGAGATTTACTAAACGGAATCTTTATAGCATCTTTGTTTTTCTTTTCCAGGACTAACCTTCTGTTACAACAGAAAACAACCTCTTTCAAAGTCAAAATGTTTTTTTACATCATCAAAACATAATATTTGAGTATCAACACTAACAGTTTGATAAGCAAAACTTTTTTCAAAATTAAATGACTTACCATCTATAAATACTAATTTCTTCATATGACTCAAGGCATTCATAAAAATACCCTTACCTGTGCCTCCCTCTGGATTGTCTGATATTACCTCGTCATTTAATATTACTGCTGGGCAGTAGGATAGGTTTTTCCAAGCATGAAGTAAATATCCTATTGTTGACTTCATAGAATTAACTCTGTTATCGTCTTTACCACAAATGTTTTTAATAAACTGCTGGTAATCACAACTTTCTGCATCACATTCATTAAAAACCCTATCTATTACGTGATCTTTCCATACGTAACCACCTAAATCCAAGTAGTCAATTCTTATAAGTTGGTTATTAGTTATTTTTACTGCACAATTTTTATAATATAAATAGGCACTATCTTTTGTGTCTTCTATAAAATAAACCGCAATAGACGAAAGAAGGGTTAAAAACTCTTCTCTAAAATACCTGGTATGTTCAGCAAAATAATTATAAACACTTAGATCATCAACCTCTAATAAATAGTTTAAAATAAAATCTTTTATTTCTTTTTCAGACGTGTGATCTATTAAGTTGTTGGTTACTCTGACAAAAACATAATTCTTACTTCCTTCAGGATTAAACTTATAAAATCCATTCTCCTCCAGGAATTGCTTGAAAAGTATGTGAACTATTTTTATAACTCCTTTGTCGTTTTTTGTCCAAAACTGATTGTTTGCATTTTCTTCATCTAAACGAGCCAACACATTATCTATGGTAGCGACCTCAATATCTGACTCTTGCAATTGAGATCTAATTTCTTTTTTTGGCACACCTCTTTTCAACTTCATTCTCAAGTTATTAAGTCGATCTTCATCTTCATAATACTTTGTACCAAAATTATGCTTGTTGGAATAAGCGCTTCGTATTGTTCTTCTTATTTCTTCTCTATCAAAATTTTTTGTTTGATAGTTATTTAATACTGACTCAGCCAAAGATTGGTATACTCCAAAGTCATTTAAAGCGGAAGCCAAAACATAAGCGTTGTTGTTTCTTTCTCCTTCATTCATGGGAAATTTCTTTTCCCACCATTTAACTAATATTTCTACTATTTTGTTTTCATCTGTTACTGGTATTGTTGGTATATCAGTATTCTTATTTACCTCATTGTATTCTTGTTCTTGTATACTATCCCATAAACTTGACTGAGCGTTAATATGAATTAACGGATCATAAGACTCATAGCAGACTCTTGAGACATTTTTACAAGACTTGTCGAAGTATTCGCTATCGAAATGTTTTTGAAGGCTTAGGAAGTAGCTTTTATGATTCTCTGTGATTGGAGGTATTTTAACTAAAACCTTTAATCCATTTCCACTTGGAGAAATAAATACTGCATAAACATATTTATCCTTTGAAAGCTTTTCTTTTTCTTGCAATAAATCTTTACTTGATTTGTATCCATCAAAGTCCAGGCATATCAAACCACTATGTTCTTTTAAAGCTTTGTCGTTTCGTTTTGTAAACTTTCCACTAAAACAAATTGCTGGTAATTTTTGCTTTAATATATTCCTATTGTTCTTGTCTTTTTCGGCACGTATTTTTTTAACTATATCCTTAGAAGATCCATCTTGTATTCTTTTAAGCACCAGGTTTATGTTTCTGTAGAAAGGTTGTGATGTCTGTTTTATGTCTTTAAATATGGTTATGTCCATTTTATGTTGATTTTATGTTGATTTTATTTTACTTAACTATCTCTTTATTAGTTAGTTATATATTTTAATGTCGAAAATGTCAATAATATATAATAATAATGTAGATAAAGAAGTATTTATAATGTTTTTTTTCTATAGATCTCTCTATAGAGTTAAAATTTTGTCATTCGACACGAGATAAAAGGTAAAAAAAGGGAGCGTAAACTCCCTATTTTATTCAGTTAGGATTAATTAAAAAGGAAGTCCATCTCCTTCGTCAACTACATTTGCTTCAACCTTCTGCTCTGTCTTCTGCTCTGGCTTAAATGTATCAATGGCTACATAATGTGTTTTACCATATTGATCTGTTTCTCTTTTTTTCTGTACAATAAGTTTCACATACTTTTTGTTGTTGTACTCAAAAATCCAATCTTTTGGAAGATCTGACAAGCAAACAGATACTGCTACCTGGTCTCCGTCAAATTTTTCTTTTCCACTTCCTACGTAAATTTTGTCTTTTACTTCACTCATGTTTATTAATTTTAATTGTTTGCTCCATATGGGTTATGACAGATAACATAACATTAGTTTTATGCTCTGCACTATTACAAGACATTGGAACTTTTATCCACATAATAGTATTTTTTTCAGTTCTCTTTAGGCTTTTATAAAGTCTGCCTATGTATGTATGTATGTATGTCTTCAGTTGCTTCATCACTAAAATATTTTTGATACACCTCTACTGCTTGCTCAACTTTCTCCTGGCCTCCTTGTATAAAACTTTGAGAACATTCAAATATACCAAGTCTTGCAGTTCTTTTATCTATTACCAGGAATATTAATGGCTTACCAAATAACCTTTGGTATATGTATGCTTGACTATCGTAATTATAAGTTTTTGCGCTATACATAAATTTATCGATATCAGAACTTGTTTTGATGTCAATAATCAAATTACTTTTATGGTTTAAGATATCAGCCTTTCCTTTCCAATCTAAATTCATTATTTTTTGAATTTCTGGAACTTCGTAATCATTATTTTCTTCATAAATAAGATCAAACATTTCCATATTAGAAGTCATCTTAGTGCATAAAAAATCTAATTGCTCTCTCTCTTTTGTAAGCAAAAGCATTTCTTCATTTGAATCAGCCAAGGCATCTTTATATTTAGTAGTGGATCTTGTTGATGCTTCTACCTCCTGGAAGTCTCCTATTTTATGTGGCTCTAATATTTTAGTGTGAAAATATCTACCTTCAAGCATTGGCTTTGTAAATTCATTACTTACTCTAAACTGAGTAGGGTTTTTTAATAGCTTTCCTATGTCTGAGTTTGATAAGTATTGCTTACCAAAATCTCCATAATATTTAGCATCGTCTTCCAGGTTTTTAAGTATATCTGCTTTAGTCATTTTTAAAAGATTTAGCTAATTCTTTTTTCACTACTGCTTTTATACTATACTTAGATTTAAGGTTTTTTACTATCTTCTCTAAACCTAATTCTTTATTTTTTGATATGTAAGTTAAAACTTTAGCCCAATTCATGTCTCCAATCTCTAATGTGATTAAAGTTTCGGTCTTTTGTTTTGTTGTGGTCTGTGTCTTTTTATGTTCCTGGATCTCTGGAATTATTAAAGTATCTTCATTTGCATAAAGACTTAAACCAAGGCCATGCATAGCAATAGCTTTTGCAGTTGCTCTTTGAATTGCAGTGTTAACGTCCATAGAAGTTATTTTGTCAACAGTAATAGAGTTGTGCCTAAAATCTTTAATAGGTAAATAATCAATATGCTCTATATTATTCACTACTATACCTACTTTTACGTAGCCAGTCATTCCATCAGAAAACCAATTCAAACCTGTTTCTTGCGCCTCATACACTATACGTTGCGCTCCTGGGTTTGATTGTTTTAAATAGTTCCAGGCTATTGCCCAGGATAAATAATTAAAGTTTCCTTTCTTTTTTACGTGCTTGGAAATATCTTTTGCAACCAAGTCTTTGAAGTAATTTTCATTTTTGCTCATTTGTATTTAATTTTAGATTTAAATCTTTTATTTTGTTTGCATACTTTAATAGTATGGCTTCTCTTTTATTTTTTAAGTTCTGTATATGCTTATCGTTCTTTCGAGTGTTTACCTCTGTCTTTATCTTTGACTCAATTAGTTTTAATTTAAATAAGCAATTTTCAATGTTTAATTTTAAACAACCTATTATCCAACCATACTCATAAAAGAAATCATAATGATCACTTTCAATTACCTTGTAATAATCTCCATTTCTGTTTAGATCTAATATTTCAATTCTATCACTAAACTTTTGAATCTTTATACCTTTACTTAAAACACTTTCACCATAAGGCATATCTTCTTGAATGCTATTACTACATAATTTAGCTTGAATAAAAACTTGTTTTAAATTATACATTATTATCTTTTAATATCTCCTGGACTAAATCGTTAACATCGGTATCATTACTTATTAGATCCTTTGCTTTATTATATCCATGTATTATAGTTGAATGAGTAACTTTAAAGTCATAGCTTTCTAAAAATCTTTGTATGTAAGATATTCTTATTGGTCTTTCCATACATAAATAATATAGCATTTGCCTGGCATCTACTATATCTCCTCGTCTTGTAGAGGTAAACATTTCATCTAAAGTTAGATGAAACTTTTTTGCTACCGCAGTAGCATAGTCATCAAATATTTGTTTCTTCATTATTGATTAATTTTATTTAATTCAAATTGTAAATGATTTATAGCCTTCTGAAGATCTTCATTAGGTGTGTTGTGTTTTCTGTATGCTCTTAAAATATAAGTGCAAGCAGTTCCTAAATTATAATTTAAATCAAAATTATTCACAACATCTATTGCGGTATAATTGTTTTTGCCATCATAATAAGAAGGAGTGTCTACTTTAATAGTTTTATCTTCAGTACACTGAAGTTCGTCTGTCCTGGTTTCTGTATAATTCATATTAACCATTTTATAAATTTATATAATTGAAAAGCAATTAAGCAAGAGATCACTCCCAGGAATGACCATACTATAAGTTTCATGTTTTTATCTTCTTTTCCCATAACTAAATACCTAAAGGATAATCATCATCTTCCATAGTAGTAACCTCCTGGCTTTTATCAGCGGTGTCTTCTTCATCATCGTAAATGTTGTTAATAATGTTTGAACACATAGCCATATGTATAGCGGTGTTTCTTGCTTGTGGGTTTTGAGGATTGAATGACTCAAATAGCATTCGTAGTGTATCGTCCATAATTTGATTAAATTTTAGTTAAACTTAGTTCACAAATATAATGTAAAACAATCATAAATACTAATTTAATCGTAGATATTTATTTCTAAATTTATCTCCAAGTGTTCGTAATGGTTTCCTATTTCAGAATGAATAACCTGGTCTTCTCCTATGCAAATTTGAAAAGCCTCCAGGCCTCTCTCTTCGAGATCATATAAAAAGTCTTCAATTATTTTTACATCTGGATAAGGGCTATGCCATTTCAGATCAAAGATACTTGTGTATATCATCATTCCGTCTTTTGTTTCTTTTAAAAGCGAAAATAAATCTGGAAAAACAAAACGCCTTTCAGAGTTTTGAAGTTTAAACAATCTTACCTTTTCTGTTTTTGGTATTCCTATTATTACCTGGCTACTATATCCCATTGTTTTCCATTTTATCAGCCCATATACAAGCCTGGTTATAAATTCCTTCATCATATTCTTGAATAAAGTCTACAAAGTCATTAAACCAGGATAGTTGAGGTTTAATTTTGTTGATCTCGTTTGTTGCTTCTATAAAGTCTCCCATTAGTTCGGTAACCTTATTGAAGTCTCTGTCTTTTTGTGTTTCCGCGTATGCCATGATTATTAATATTTATTTTCTTGAGCGTATTCCCATACCCTGGTATTGAGATCATCGTTTACCCAATCCCAAAAAAAGTCGGTTATATCTACTCCGTTTAATTCTACATTTTCTATTTCTAAATCAGCTTCTGGAGGATACTCATTGTCTCCGTCATTCCAATAAAATTCGTAATTTATATCTAATTCATAGTTGTCTTCAACTATTGAGTATGTGCCTTTTGTCTTCATAGGTGGCCTCCAATCCTTAACTCATCACATTCATATCTCCATTCTGATTCTGACTCTGGATCATTCATTCCTTTTAAATCAGCTACTCCATTACCATAAACAAACTCAGCATCGTTTAACTTGTTTTCAATGTCATCAATCCAATCTCCTTCTTTATGAATTATAAATTCATCTATACTTGTGTATTTTCCGTTGTCTAATCTATAATGATCAAATTCATCTTCATCGATATCGATTTCAATCTCAGCAAATTTATGGTAGACTTGTCTTTGTTGTATTTTTACTTTCATAATTAATATTTTTCAGTTTTTTCTATTAAGTTTATTACATCGTGTATTTCTACTCCCTGGTACTTGCAATTATTTGTTATGAATTGCTTAATAGGTAATTGCTTTGGATCATCAAAAAAGTCTCCTAATTTTGTACCGCTTTTTATTTGGCTATCAGCAAGACTTTTGAATATTCTTTTTACATACCAATTACTTGTCCAATAGATACCGCCTTCTCCGTCTGTAATTTT